GTCAAGGGCGTGCAGTCGGGGGCGGCCATACAGAAGGCCATCAACCAGATGGGCGCCGAGACGGGCACCTACGGCGAGGAGCTGCAGAAGCTCGGCGATACGGCCAAGGAGGTTTACGCCAACAACTTCGGCGACAGCATAGAGGACGTCACGCAGTCGATCTCGGCCGTCGACAAAGCCATGCAGGGGGTGGACGTCGACCTGCAGGGCGTCACCGAGACCGCCCTGATGATGCGCGACACCTTCGGGTACGAGGTGGGCGAGTCGGCCAACACCGCGAAGACCATGATGCAGGCCTTCGGGATTTCGGCCGAGCAGGCCTACGGCCTCATGGCCGCCGGGGCGCAGCGCGGCGCCGACAAGAACGGCGACATGATCGACACGCTCAACGAGTACTCCGCCCAGTACGCCGCCCTGGGCCTGTCGGCCGACGAGTTCATGCAGTCCCTGATCTCCGGCGCCGAGAGCGGCCAATGGTCCATCGACAAGGTGGGCGACGCCGTCAAGGAGTTCAACATCCGCGCCAAAGACGGTTCCGACTCGACCAAGGAGGCGTTCAAGGCCATCGGCATGGACGCCGACGCGATGGGCGCCGCATTCGCCGCCGGCGGGGACGCGGGCCGCGAGGCGTTCTTCGAGGTCGTGAGCGCCCTCGACGGGATGGAAGATCCCATGGCGAAGAACGCCGCCGCCGTGGCCCTGTTCGGAACCCAGTACGAGGACATGGAGTCGTCGATCCTGCCGGCGCTCTCGTCCATCGAGGGGGCGACCATCGATGCCGCCGGCACGCTGGAGTCGATCAACGGGATAAAGTACTCGGACGTGGGGAGCGCCCTTGAGGGAATGGCCCGAAAGGCCGAGACGGCCCTCATGCCCCTGTCCGAGTCCCTCGCGGGCACGCTGGCCGAATTCGAGCCGCAGATGACCGCCGCCCTGGAGCAGGCCGTGCCGGTCATCCAGGCGTTCGCCGAGCAGGCGACGCCGCTCCTGGCCGATTTCGGCGAGCAGGCCGCGGCCGCCCTGGGGGTTCTGGCGCCCATCGTCGCCGATGTGGCGGCCCAAATGATGCCCATGCTCTCGCAGCTCCTGGGATCGGTGCTGCCGCCGCTCGTCGGCATGGTGACCGGCCAGCTCATTCCCGCCCTCATGCAGGTTGCCCAGACGGTGGTGCCCCCGCTCACTGCAGCCATCCAGCAGTGCATGCCCGCAGTGCAGCAAATCGCATCGGCGTTCATGGACTTCCTGACAACGGCCATCATACCGCTCGTGGAACCCATCATGAGCCTCGTCTCGACGCTCCTGCCGCCGCTCGCCTCCCTCATCGCCGGGCTCACGCCCGTGCTGCAGCCCGTGGGGAGCCTCATCAACGGCATAGCGAGCGCCCTCGGCAGCCTGGTCGGCTGGCTGCAGAACGTGATCGACGTGGCTGGACGGGCCGCCAACGCCATCTCCAAGGTGGCAAGCGGCGACTTCGGCGGGGCGCTGTCGGCCATCGGCTTCGCTTCCGGCGGCTTCACGCGGGGCGTCTCCATCGCCGGAGAAGATCCCAACTACCCCGTCGAGGCGGTCATCTCCTTCAATCCCGCCTACAGGGCCCAGAACAAGCGCTATTGGGAGATGGCGGGCCATATGCTCGGAATGGGGAAGCCTGCGACGGCCTATGCCACCGGAGGATTCACCAACACGACGCCGGTCGCCGTCGGGGAGAAGCTGGCGGGGGGAGCCTACGACCTTACGCCGGCGCCCAAAAGCCCTGGCGTGCCCGGCAGCGTGACGTTCTCCCCGAATATCGTCATCCAGGGGGACGCCGACCGCCAGAAGGTCATGGAGGCCCTGAGGGCGGCCAAGGCGGAATTCGAGGAGTTCATCTTCGAGATCCTGGAGGACGCGGAGGAGGTCGACATTGGCTAGCGGTGCGACGATTACGGGCGCCATGGACTACACGGCCGCCTGGGGGGACAGCTACGACATGCTGGCCCTGCAGGCCTACGGCGACGAGCGCTTAGCGTCCCTGATCGCCGAGGCGAACCCCCAGTACGTCGACGTCCTCCTGTTCGAGGGCGGTGAAGCCTTGCGGATCCCGACCATTGAGCGACCTCCCGTGTCGGCGCCGCCCTGGAGGAGCTAGGCATGGGCGCATTGATCCTCGCGTACAACGGAGCGGACGTGCCGGACGCGTGCGTCACGTCCCTCGTCACGACAACGCACTCCTGGGGACGCATCGACTGGACGGAGCTCACCGTTGCCGATCCCGACGGCCGGTGGGCGGCGTGGCAGCCGCGCCGGGGCGATGTGCTGCGCGCCCGGCTCGGGGATGCCGACACGGGCGCAATGCATGTGACGCGCGTGCGCCGTTGCGGCGGCAGCGTCTCCATGCGCGCCCTATCCGCCCCGCCGGGGCTCTTGGAGCCCCGCTGGCGATCCTGGGATGCCGTGAGACTGCACCAGCTTCTGGCCCAAGTTGCCGGCGAGTGCGGTCTGGTCTGGGAGTCCTACGGCGTGGACGACCGGCTGTACGGCCAAGTCGAGCAAAGGGGAACGGGGGACATCCGGTTCCTGGCCCGGCGACTGGCCATGGAGGGCGCCTCGGTCATAGTCTGCGGCAACCGCCTGGCGGCCGTGTCCGGAGAATGGATGCAGAATCAGGAGCGCGAGGCCGTTTCGGTGCCGGCGTCCTGCCGAGTCGAGCTGACCGAACCAGCCGGGCCCAAGTGGGGCTCCTGCAGGGTGCGGGCGGGCGTTATCCGAGGCTCTTTCGCCCAGGGCGACGGCCCGACCATGGACGTGGAGCTGGAAAGCCGTCCGACGAGCATCGCCGAGGCAGACCGATGGGCGCGCGGCCTGCTGTGGTCGGCGAACCGGGACGCGGCAACCGCGACGGTCCGCGGGTTCCCCGGAGCTATGTGGCTGTGCGCCGGAACGGCCGTCGACCTTGCCGTCGAGGTCGATCCGTCCTGGTCAGGCCGCTACGTGGCGTCCAGAGTCCAGCACGACCTGGTTGCCGAGACGACCACCGCAACGTTCTCGAGGTTTTCGAACTACTGAAGGAGCACCAAATGCCCAAGGGAGCCTTTGCCGCGATTGTGAGCAGCGTTGAGGAGCGGGAGGGCGGCGTGCCAGCGGCGGCGCGCATGGTGGCCTCGGGCGTGGGAGACTGCGTAACAGCGCCCTTGGCCATCTTCGAGCCCTTACGGGCCTCCTTCGAGGATCCCGCCGGCGCCTCGTACCTCTGCCTCGGGATGCCGGACGGCACGGGGATCGTGCTGTGCCGCATCGATGGGAGTGTGAGCTAAGTGGGCGTTCAAGCGAGCTGGAACGGCTACACGTGGGGCTACTCGCCCCGGCGCGCCGCCGCCCTGGACGATCTCTCCACGGGTCATTCCCTCAATATCGAGCAGACGCAGAACAAGGACGGGAAGACGGTGCAGACCACGACGTTCGACCTCGACACCGTCACCGCCAGCTTCCGCGCGAGCATCTCTGCCGGCGTCGATCCCGACGCGGAGTATCGTCGCCTCTACGGGATGGTCGGCAAGTACGCCCCCTTCTACAAGGCCGGGGCGCAATGGCCCCCAGGCAAGCTCATGCTGTTGGAGGACGTCTCCATAGGTTCGGTCTCCATGAGCGGCTCGGGGCGCATCGTAGACGCGGTCATCTCTCTCAGCTGGAAAGAGTACCGAACGTCGGGCGGTCTCGTCGCGCAGACGGGCGCGGGCGCCCGCCTGAGCCCTGGCGTGCGCAGCTACAGCGCCCGGAAGTCCGCGCTGGCGATAGGTCAGGGCGTGGATAGGAACTCCAAGAAGGCCGTCAACGGCCAGATGGCGAGGTGGTGAGCGTGCTGGCCCAAGGGAACGGTGAGGCGGCCGTCTGTGCGGCCAATCTGCTGCGCACCGTGCGCGGGGAGGTGCCGATGAGCCGTGTGAAGGGGATCGGGCGGGAGCATTTCGACGGGCCCGCCGTCTCGCGGGGCCCCGAGCTCGCCGAGGACGCCTCGTGGCTGCTCGGCATCTTCGAGCCGCGCCTTGAAAGCCGAGAGATCGAGGTCCTCGCCACGGGCGCTGACGGCGATCACGAGCTCGCGGCGCTGGCGGAACTTTAGTGCAGGAGGGATGATGGACAACGAAGTTGGCGGCGGTTCTACGCTCTTGGTCCAAACAGATGCCGGCGAGATCTATGACGACGTCATCACGTCGCTCGAGCGAAGCGTAGGGGAGCCCCTGTACCCCGGCGACGAGCGCAGGATCTTCGGGGAGGCGCTCTCGGCCATCCTCGCACGCGTAAACGGCGCCATCAACGACGCGGCGCTCCAGACCACGGTCCGGTTTGCCCGCGGCGAGGTGCTCGACGCCATCGGGGCTAGGCTCGGAGTGCAGCGGATCCCGGGATCGCCGGCGGAATGCACCCTGCGGTTCTGCCTGGCGGCGCCCCGAGCCTCGTCCGTCGCCATTCCGGCCGGCACTCGCGCCGTGGGCGACGGATCGGCCTATTTCGCCACAAGGGTGGGCGCCGTCATCCCGGCAGGCGAGACGTCGGTCGAGGTACGGGCGTCCGCCACGGAGGCCGGCTCCTCCGCCAACGGGCTCGCCGCCGGGTCGGTGGCGACCCTGGTCGACCTCATCCCCTTTGTTGCCGGCGTGTCTAATGTGACGGCTACGACGGGGGGCGACGACGGCGAGACTTACGACGAGGACGGCGACGAGCGCTTCAGGGCCCGCGTGCTCTCGGCGCCCGCGAGGCTTTCCACCGCAGGCCCCGAGATGGGGTACGTCTACTGGGCCATGGCCGCCGATGCAGGCATCGCCGATGTGGCCGCTGTGTCGGAGACGGAGCCCGTCACGGTCACGGTGCCGGTTCGCGATGGCGCAGCGTGCCTGGGAGGCGACCTGCTTGTCCCCGACGGGCTGAGTGTCAACGGGGCATCAACTGGATTCACCTGGTCTTACGACGAGGGTCTTCTCGCCATCGAGCTGAACGGCGACCTCGCGAGCGAGGCAGAGGTAGAGGTGTCGCTCTCCCGTCGTATGGACGGGCGGGTTCGCGTCGTCGTTCTGATGGAAGGCGGTGCCGCACCAGACGACAACGTGCTCGGGGCCGTCTCGGCCGCCGTCAACGCTCGCGACGTGCGGCCAATGACGGATCTCGTGACCGTTGCCCCGCCCGAGTTCGTCGAGTTCGACATCGAGATCGACTACTGGGCGCCTATCGGTGACGAGTCCGCAGTGGCGGAGGCTGTGGAGGGGTCAGGGGGCGCGATCGAGCGCTTTGTCGCCGACCAGTGCGCCGTCCTGGGCCGCGACATCAATCCGGACATGCTCAAGGTCTATGCAATGCGTCCCGCTGACGGAGCGGGAGCCACGCGCTGCATCATCAAGGAGCCGACGTTCGTGCCCCTAGGGCCTGGACAGGCGGCGAAATGGAGCGGATCGCTCGTCGCCAGGTGCCACGCGGAGCTTGAGGAGCGTTGGGCATGAGGCTAAGCAATGTCGAATCGGTGCGGATGCTCCCGCAGTGGATGCGCGACGACGCGGTCGACCTCGCCTTGTCGCGCTGCGTTGACAGGGTGGTGCAGTCGGCCGCAGGGGATCTGACGCTCTTGCCGATCTGGAACCGGATCGACGATTTGCCCGAGGCCGTCCTCGACGAGCTGGCGTGGGCCCTGTCCATCGAATGGTGGGACCCCGACGCCCCGATAGAGGTGAAACGCGCCATCGTGAGGCAGTCCGACCTCGTGCACGCCAAAAAGGGAACGCCCGCCGCAGTCGAGAGCGTGGTCGCCGCCTACTTCGACGAGGGGAGGGTCGAGGAATGGTTCGAGTACGGCGGACAGCCGCATCACTACCGCATCCTCACGCCGAACGCCACCCTCGTCCACGAGAACCTCGGCAAGTTCATGAAGCTGTTGGGGAAGGTTGCCCGCAAATCCAGCAAACTCGACACCGTGACAGTCGGCCTTGAGCAGAGGGGCAGCCTTTGCAGCGGCACGGCCCAGCGCAGCGATTGCCGCATAGACGTGGCGATGGGGCGTCGAAGCATGGTGCGGCTCCGAGGAACCGCGACGTCCGAAATTGAGAGCATCTCAATCGATATGACCGAAAGAACGGAGAGCTAAATGGCTAATTTCGTCGACTCGAACATCACCCACGCGGGCGATCTTGCGATCGCGCGCGTGTTGGCGGGGGAGCAGCTGACGTTCACTAAGATCGAGCTGGGGGACGGCAGGATGCCGACGGGTTCGCTGGCGGCGGACATGACGGCGCTTGTATCGACCAAGGCCGTTGTCGACATCGTGAAATGCGAGCCAGAGACCGACGGAACGGCCGTTGTCGGCGGCGTGTTCGTCAACACGTTCACGCCGGAGGGCTTCGAATGGCGCGAGCTCGGCCTGTTCGCCGATGTCGGCGACGGCGAGTTCCTGTTCTCCTACGGAAACGCCGGCGATTTCTGCGACTACATCCCAGGTTCGGGCGGCGGCACGGTTGTCGAGAAGGTCATCGACGTGTTCACCTATGTGGGCGACAAGGCCAACGTGACGGCGCTGATCCGCGCGGACAGCTACGCGACCGTAGAGCAGTATCTCGCTCTCAAGGAGGAGATCCAAGCGGCGGCCGAAGAGGCCGATAGCGCCCGTCAGTCAGCCATCCTCGCCGCCGGCACGGCGACCTCGGCTGCAACGGCCGCCAACGACGCCGCAGCTCGGGCCGAAGAGGGCGAGGCGGCGCGCATCGCCGACGAAGAGGAGCGAGCGGCGGCCGAAGAGGATCGCGCCTTGGCCGAGCTGGATCGAGCGGACGAAGAGGCCCGCCGTCAAGCCGAGTTCGAGCAGATTCGCATTAACGCCCAGAGCATCCGCACCGTGCTGCTCAGCGACGACCAGTACGATCCCGTAAGCCGCACACCCCTCATCGAGGGCGAGCAGGGCGTGACGTACTATATCCCCTCCGACGATCCCCAGGAGAACAACGTCTACGTCGAGTGGCAGTATCTGCTGCGCACCGACGGCACCGAGGCTTGGGAGATGTTCGGACGTGGCAGCACCGTCCCCGACGCCATCACGGCCGCCGATATCGACGCCGTGTGCGACGGCGGCACGGAGCCCGTGGGCACGCGCACCCTCACTCTTACCGGCTTCAAGTACCTCATCCAAAAGCTCAGAGGCGTGTTTGCCGGCATCGCCCACAAGCACAGCGCCGCCGATATCACATCGGGCACCCTCAACGCCGCACGGATCGCCGATGGTTCCATTGGTTCCGCCAAGCTCGACGCGGCGCTTCGGGAATGCACAACCCAGAGCGTGAACGGCTCCAGGCTCGTGGCCAAGACGGTGTCAGCCGACAAGCTGGCAGACAAGGCCGTGGCGCCGGCAAAGCTCTCAGATGATGTGTGGGGATGGAAGGCCGTGGGCGCCATCTCCGACATAGGAACGCTCTACCGCTGCGGGCGGCTCGGCTTCATAGAGGTGTACTGCAAGAAGACGGCGGCCCTTGAGGGGTGGAAGAACATCTCGGGGACGCTGCCCGGCGGTGTGAGGGCGGCCTTTGTGGCGCGATCTAGGCTCACCTGCGAGGACAAGCCAGACTACGAGTGCACGGGCAGGGTTTCCGACAACACTTTCTACCTGGAGAACCGCAGCGCCACGAATTGGCCGGCTTCCAGCGGATTCTACGTCACGGGATCACTGGTGTTCGTGATCGCCTAGACTCCGATCACGTACCGCAGAACGTACTTGCCGTTGTCGTAGCTGACTCCTGATGAGGATCCAGCTTTGACGTTGTCGTCATGCCCCTTGATTTGCGTGTCGGATATGTACAGATACTTCATCATAGCAGCGCGATCGGTTGAAAAGTTTGAAAAGCAATGGCCGGCAGCAGATGATCCGACGGCTTTCTTGGGAACAAAGTGGCAATTCCAGTAATAGTCATGAATGGTTCCATCGTATAAAGAGAATACCAGGACGATACCGCTGCGCTGAGCGCTAATCGGTTTTGCGAGCGTGACGGTATGCGATGAGTTCATTAGCCATCCCGGTGTCGCCAGAACGCCGCCGCCATTGACCAGGTACGCCAGGGGATCTGCCAGCTTGTCGGCTGACACCGTCTTGGCCACGAGCCTGGAGCCGTTCACACTCTGGGTTGTGCATTCCCAGAGCGATTGCTATTGGCTGAACTTCAGGACGTGTCCCAACAGTGCCTTTTGAGCGTCGACTGCAAGTCTCTTGGTTAGCTTCATGTACCTCTGGTATGCAACTTCAATGCTAGAGTGCCCAAGCAGAGGCCCTATCACCTCAATAGGGACGCCTGCGTCTGCCGCCAAGGTCGCCCAAGTGTGCCTGAGGTTGCGTATAGCAATGTCCTTGATCCGCGCTTTTCGGGCGAATCTCCGGAGTCGACTCGCGACGGCTGCAGGGGAGAGATCTCCGATGATGCGCCCTTGGGGTCGTCCGAGCGACCGCCAGATGTCTCTCAATCGTTTGAGCATATCGCCAACCAGATAAAGAAGGCGGTCGCCGGAGGGTGTCTTTGTCGGATACACGTGAAGCTCGCGTCCTTTTGTCTGCTGCAGCGTCTTGTTGACGACGACCTCGCCCGACCTCATGTCGATGTCGCGCCATTGCAGGGCGTAGGCTTCGCCGGGCCTCAGGCCTAGGCCCATCTCCAGGATAACTACCGGTTCTAGCGGGTGCCCCCAGAACGTTCTCAAGCGTTCGACGTATTCGCGCGAGTTCAGTGTCTCGAAGCGGTATTTGCGCATGCGTGGCAATTCGATGCCGAGTGTGGGGTCGGCAACTAGAAGGGACCATTTTCGGATCGCCCATCGAAGGATCTGCCTGAGGCATGTGAAAGCCTTCTTGGCCGCTCCGGGCTTTTCGAACTCTCGAACCCAAGATTGGATGTCGTCTCTTCGAATCTCAGTGATGGTCAGCGTTCCCCAGCGCGGAAGCACATGCAGGTTGATGGAAGACTCGTAGCCTTCGACGGTGTTCGCGCGTCGCGTCACTCTCTTCTCGGGCAAGTAGTGGCTACTCGCTATTTGCTCGATGGTCATGCTCATGGGATCCATGTCCGCTCCTTTCGAAAAACCAAATCGTTCTGCCCTTTTGATGGTGCCAGACGCTCTGGGTTTTCAGCGGACAGCGTTGCGAGGAAGAAAGGAGGTGAGGAGTTTGGAGGACGTTGGCGTCATGGGTTTGATTGCCTACGGCGTCCCCTGGGGCGCGGTGGTGTTCACGTCCCTTCTGGTGATGGCCGACTATTTTGCGGGCATTGTCACAGCTGCTCTGCGAAGGGAGCTCACGAGCTCGGCTATGCGGGATGGGCTGCTGAGGAAATCCCTGTTGTTTTTGCTCCTGATATCCGGAGTTCTTTTCAAGTGCTTCTTTTTGGTTGCCGATATACCAACGCAGCTCGTGGACATCTTTGGCCTCGGCGCTCTGTTGAGCTTGTTTGGCGTTCAGACAACTGCCGAGATTCCAGTCTGCATGTTCTTCTGCGTGGCAATAAGCCTCATGGAGATGTACTCGATCCTAGAGACGGTTTCGCAGATCAGCGCCAGGGCCGCACGCCTTTTGTCTAGGTTTCAGTCGGCTCTGCCCCCCGTGGTTCCAGAAGCGCCAGAAGAGAAGCGAGAAAACAGTTAACGAGATGAACGGAGGAAAAGCAGATGGAAGGAATGGAGGCGGTGGCGCTTATTGTCACGTCGCTCGCCGTCCCTTTTGCGGTGCAGCTCGTGAAAACAGGCGCCGTTCGCGGCGAGAAAGCCCGATGGCTGGCCGTAGGGACTTCTCTCGCCGCCGGTGTGATTTGCGCCACGGCGACAGGGGCTCCCCAAAGCCCCGCGCTGTTTGCGCAGGCATGTTTCGCGGCTGTTGGAGGGACTCAGGCAGCCTATGCAGCTTACAAGAGCGTTGGGGTGACTAGCAAATGGCTCGATGCGCTCGCGGAGGTGCGGCTGGATAAGAAAACCGATGAAAAGGAGGTTCAAGAAAATGACGACTAACGGAATCAGCATTCCCGACGAGGACAAGTGCGTCATCCCCGAGGCCGAGGAGGCCACGGAGGAGATGTGGATCGAGTTGACCAACCAGAAGGGGGATGACGACGATGAGCAATAGCCCCCTTGTCGCGTACACCAAGCTGTCCCCGAACTGTTCTCCGCGAACGGAGGCGATTACCAAGATCACGCCGCACCACATGAGCGGCAACCTGTCCATCGAGACCTGCGGAAACGTGTTCGCGCCGCCCTCCCGCAAGGCGTCGTCGAACTACGGCGTCGACACGCCGGGCCGCGTGGGCATGTACGTGCCCGAGAGCATGCGCTCGTGGTGCTCCAGCTCCGCCTGGAACGATCAGCGCGCCGTCACCATCGAGGTGGCGAACAGCGTCTGCGCCTCTCCGTGGCCCATCAGCGATGCCGCCTGGAACGCCCTCGTGGATCTGTGCGTCGACATCGTCCGTCGCAACCCCGGCATCGTGCGAGCCGACGGCAAGACGCCCGGCCTCAACTACACCGGCGACAAGTACGGCTCGCTGACCAAGCACAAGTTCTACAGCAGCACGGACTGCCCGGGCAGTTGGCTTGACGACCACATGAAGGAGCTGGAGGCGGCGGTCAACAAGAAGCTTGACACGGGTGCGTCCACGCCGAAGCCGGTAGCAACGGCCTCTAGCAATTCGGCCGCAAAGCAGCCGGCAAAACCCGTGTCACGGAGTGGCAACGACAACATCCGCGCTTTCCAGAAGTGGATGAACAGCACCTACGGGTGGGCGATGGCCGAAGACGGCATATCCGGCCCTGACACCCGCAAGCATGCCGTGATGGCCCTCCAGACCGAGCTCAACAAGCAGTTCGGCAAGGGGCTGGCGGTTGACGGCTCCTTCGGCAACAAGACCTACGCGGCCTGCATAAGCGTCAGATATGAGGCGCGCGGCAACATCACACGCGTTCTCCAGGGCATGCTATACTGCAAGGGCTATAATCCCAAAGGATTCGATGGCATCTTTGGTGACGGAACCCATGAGGCAGTTGGGGCGTTCCAGCAACGAAACGGCCTAGAAAAGGACTATGTTGCAGGTCGAAACACCTTCAGGAAGCTGTTCTCCTGA